TACGAGTGTCTAATCGAATGTGATGATAGACAATCTGTATGTAAACGTATTTGTAAGGAGGTACTTACCTAAAAAAATTTACAATTTACTATCAGAAGAGGGGATTACCCTCTTTTTTTATGTGATAAATACTTATATGAACGATAAAAAAGCAACTAAACTTATCATTAAAAGAGCAAAGAAAAATCCAGTTTTATATACAAAGGAAGACATTTTGTACGCAAAAAAAATTAAAAACGAATTGAAAAAAAATGCCGTATCACATCAAGAAAACTAGTATTTTAGGTTCATCCGTACCAACAGATGGAGCAGAATACTATGCAGGAGACAATAAGTGGACAAATCAATATAATTCACGTAAAGTTTACACTGACGAAACTGAAGCAAACAATCAAAAAAATGAGTCTGTTACACGTACAGTAGGTGGTAAGACATATACTTATCAACCTAGTTGGTGGAAAAATGCCACTGTTGTAAGTGAATAATTATGGCAAGAGCATATGAAAACCAGATAGAAAATCGTAATTTTTTATCACCTGTAGGATTTAAATTTACTTTATCGAAAAATCGTAAAGTAACATTTTTTTCTTATTCTTCAAGAATACCTGAATTAACCCTAGGAACAACTATACAAACATCATATTTAAAAGATATTGATATACCTGGAGATAAATTACAATTTGGTGATTTCTCTTTAAGTTTTCTAGTAGATGAAAATTTGGAGAACTATATGTTAGTTCACAATTGGTTGAAAGGACTGGGATATCCAGAGACAACTCAGGAATTTAAAGATTTAAATACAGACGAAGATGGACTATTAGATAGGGCAGAAACATTTTGTGATGGAAGTTTGCATATTTTAAATAGCAATTATAGAGATGTTGCGATAGTAAAATTTAATGATTTATTTCCAGTAAGTTTAACATCACTTGATTTCACTGCATCAGATACAGATATAAATTTCTTTACAGCCGAAGCAGTTTTTAAATATACAGTGTATAATATAGTAGAACCAGACGGAAGAACACCTTTATGAATCTTGAACAAATTCAGGAGATGTGGCAGAAAGACTCTGTTATTGATCCTGATAACCTACATGATGAGTCACTAAAAATACCTCAATTACATTCAAAGTATTATACAGTTTATAATACTATTTCTCTACTTAGAGAGAAAGCAAGAGAGTCTTATAATCGTATTCGTTTAGAAAGACATAACTATTATACTGGGAAAGCACCTGCAGAAGTATATGTGGAAGATCCATTTCCGTATAAGGTTAGGGAGAAAGACTCAATACAGAGGCATATGGAGGCAGATGAGAAGTTAAATGTAATTGATATGAAGATAAAATATTATGATACTACCTTAAAATTTCTAGAGGAAATAATACGAGTAGTATCAAATCGTACGTATCAAATTAAAAATGCTATTGAATGGCAGAAGTTTCAATCAGGATTCTAATGATAAGAGAACTAGTAAAACCAGAACATCAATTATTTCATCATCCTATTAAATCATGTAGCTATAAATTAGATCGTCATTTTTTATCTAAAACATTGGTAGAAAATATGATACATTATAATGGTATTGGTATATCTGCAAATCAAATAGGTATATGGGAAAGAGCATTTTCCATGATAAAAGATTTAGAACATAACGAAATAATGGTATGCTTCAATCCTCGTATCATTAAGTCATATACTGAAGAAGTTGAAATGGAAGAAGGTTGCTTGTCATACCCAGATCTTTTTTTAAAAGTTAAAAGACCAGACAAAATTATTGTAAAGTATGAGGATGTTGATAAGAAAACACACAAACTAAAGTTAGAAGGACTTGCTTCAAGAGTATTTCAACACGAATATGACCATATGGAAGGTATAGATTTTACTCAGAGAAAGGTAAATAAATAATTGAAATGATAGGGATGTTATGTCTCATTTGGTTATTTCAAAAAAGAATGAAGTTCATCTGCAAGTAAAATCAGATACTCATGTATATTATGAATTATCCGATTACTTTACTTTTGAAGTACCCGGTGCAAAGTTTATGCCACAGTATCGTAGTAAATATTGGGATGGAAAAATTAGATTATTTAGTAACCATACTGGAGAGATATACGTAGGTTTATTAGATAAGTTAATTCAATTTTGTGAGGATCATAAGTATACTTATCAATTTGAGGATAATAAGTATTATGGAACTCCTTTTGAAGTTAATAAAATGATTTCAAAAGAAGGAGTAAAGGATTATATGGGATATATTTCCAAGTATAAACCTAGAGATTATCAAATCGAGGGAGTATACGATGCTCTAAAATGCAATAGAAGGTTAATAATAAGTCCAACTGCTTCCGGCAAATCTTTGATGATTTACTCAATCGTTCGTTACTTCGTAGAGAAAAATAAAAATACTCTGATAGTTGTTCCAACGACATCTCTGGTAGAGCAGATGTATAAAGACTTTTCGGATTATGGTTGGGATGTTGGTTCATATTGTCACAAAATTTATGCTGGTAAAGATAGAGAGACTGATTCGCAAGTCATAATTACAACCTGGCAATCAATATATAAACTCCCAAGAAAATACTTTGAAAGATTTGATGTAGTTTTAGGTGATGAAGCTCATCAGTTTAAATCTAAATCATTAGTATCTATAATGACTAAATTAAGTAATGCAAAATATAGATACGGATTTACAGGAACACTTGATGGAACACAAACACATAAGTGGGTTCTTGAGGGATTGTTTGGACCTTCCTATAAGATCATTAAAACTGACGAGTTAATGAAGAAAGGGCATCTTGCTAAACTAGATATCAATGTGCTACTATTGAAACACCCACCAAATAAATTTGAAACATTTGAGGATGAAGTTCAATACATTATAAATCACAATCAAAGAAACAAGTTTATTAAAAATTTAGCACTTGATCTAAGAGGCAATACTTTAATTTTATTTGCAAGAGTGGAAACCCATGGAAGACCTTTATTTGATTTAATAAATAAAAGTAATATTATTGAAAGTCGAAATGTCTTTTTTATTCATGGTGGAGTGGAAACCCAAGACCGAGAAAAAGTTAGAGAGATCACTGAAAATGAGAATGGTGCGATTATCGTTGCCTCTTACGGGACTTTTTCCACTGGGATTAATATCAAAAATTTGCACAATATAATTTTTGCATCACCATCTAAATCAAGAATAAGAAATCTTCAATCAATTGGAAGAGTTCTACGAAAAAGTGATAAGAAAGAAAAGGCAACTTTATATGATATTGCTGATGATATTAGTTACAAGTCCAGAAAAAATTACACGTTAAATCATCTAATTGAAAGAATAAAAATTTATAATGAGGAAAATTTTAACTATGATATTAAAAACATTCCGTTAAAAAAATAATGCAAGAAGAATTTTATGCTATTATTAAACTAGTCTCTGGAGAGGAGATCTTTGCATTGGTAATGCCTGATGAGGTAAATGATGATACTGTAATAGTTCTTCAAAATCCTGTCATCATGACAATGATGGGAGGAAACCATGGTTCTTTTATAAAAGTAAAATCTTGGATGGAATTAACTGATGAAGACTTTTTTATTATTAAATTTGATAAAGTAATTTATATTACAGAAACAAGTGATAAAAAGTTAATTAATATCTATAATGATTTTATTGAAAATCCATATGATATTGACACTATTGAGAATGAAGTAAAACCAGATTCAAAAATGGGTTACATATCAAATGTTAACGATGCACGTAAAAAACTTGAAGATGATTGGAAAAGACCTAATAGTAATAAAGAAAGCTAATCTTATCCTTTCAACCCTTACAAAGGTTATTGTACATAAATTGTTATAAGTTGTCAAGTATGTAAATATATGTTATAATTAATTTAATTCTAAAAAGAATCTTTGGATCATGCCAAGAAAAAAAACAGAGCACTACGTAAATAATAAGCAACTCTTGGAGTCAATGATTGTTTATAGATCTAAAGTTTTAAAAGCTAGGGAAATATATTTTAAAAAACATGATGAATATCCACCAAAGACAGGAGCTTGGGAGGGTAAACCATTAATTCCAAATTACCTTGGTGAATGTTTTTTAAAGATCGCAACACACTTATCATTTAAACCTAACTTTGTCAACTATATGTTTCGTGAAGATATGATATCAGACGGTATTGAGAACTGTGTTCAATACATTAATAACTTTGATCCTGAAAAATCCCGTAATCCATTTGCATACTTTACTCAAATTGTACACTATGCTTTTTTAAGAAGAATACAGAAAGAAAAAAAACAATTAGACATAAAAACCAAAATTATAGAAAAATCTGGATATGATGAAGTAATGACCGTGGATGATGGTGCACTTTCCGGAGCAAGTTCTGATTATAATACTATTAAAGATAATATTCAATATAAGTCTTCCAATAGATGATTAATTTTTTACTGGAGAATCATGAGTTTCTGGGCAACCATTCTATTCCTGAATTCATTGTTGGTTATATTTTCGCTGCTGCTCT